CTATGATGGTTTTGATGTTTTTACTATAAGAGAATTATCTGCTGGAGATATTATTGAAGTGCAAGTTAGTCATTCCCACAGTAGTGCACTTAATGTTGGAGCATCTGATCAAGGTGATACTGCATTTATGTGTGGATATAGATTAGGTTAGGGAGAGTAACATGCCAAAGAGTCAAATATTAAATGCTAGTGTAACTGATAGTACACTAACAACAACTAAGCTAGCAACTCCTAACTTAGGTAAACGTAATCTCGTAATAAATGGTGCGATGCAAGTGGCACAGAGAAGTACTAGCTTTACAAGTGTTGCAGGAAGTGCTTATCATTTAGATAGATACAGAACTGGTATGGGTGACACTAGTGCAAGATTTACTGTTACACAAGCTACAGCAGGATTAAATGGTTTTCCAAACTCACTAAAATATGATTGCACTACAGCAGAATCAAGTTTGAGTAATGCAGATGCAAGATTGTTTGTTACACAAAGAATAGAAGGACAAGATTTACAACAATTAAAAAAAGGTACATCAGATGCAGAAAAATTTACATTATCCTTTTATGTAAAAGGTAATGCAAGTGCAACGTACTCAGTAGAAGTTTATGATTCTGATAATAATAGGTCAATAGGGCAAACTTTTTCTGTTACAACATCTTGGAATAGAGTAGTTTTAACTTTTGATGCAGATACTAGTGGTGCTTTAAATGATGACAATGGTATTGGTTTTTATGTAAATTGGTGGCTTCACGCAGGGTCAGACTATACTGGTGGCACATTTAACACTACTTGGCAGGATTATGTAAACAATCAAAGAGCAGGTAATACTACATCTTTTCTTGATAGCACAGATAGAACATTTTTTATGACTGGAGTCCAACTAGAAGTAGGCTCACAAGCCACACCATTTGAGCATAGGTCATTTGGGGAAGAACAACAGCTTTGCAGACGTTATTATAACGAATATTCTGGGGGAACTAATGCACATAGACTTTATTCATACAATTATAATGCTTCTTATAAAGGATATTTCTTTTACTTTCCTGTTAAAATGAGAGCAGCACCCACTGCTACTTTGTCAGGTAATGGCTCGACAGGAACAGCAGGTATTCTTAATGAAAATTATATGTTTAGATATATTTCAGGAGGTGTAGATGTAAATACAACTTATTATCTTTATGATTTTTCTTTTGATGCAGAGCTATAGGAGAATAATATGAATAATAATATGAATATAAAATCAGCACAATATAACATAGATTTAGAAGGTAATAATTCAGAAATCAAAGCTACAATAGATGGTGAAACATTGTTTATACCACTTGACCCTGCTAACAGACACTACAAAGCAATCCAAGAATGGGTAGCTGAAGGTAACACAATAGAGGATGCTGATTAATGTTGGGTCACGCTGCCATAGCAGAAACTGCTCTTGCTGATGTAGGTGGTAACTTACTTGCAGCTAGTGCAGAGTTAAATGGCGTAGCATCTAAAACATCTGTCGGTGTTGGTATATTAGCTGGTATAGCCGATTTAAGTGGTGACTTTACACAGACATCAACTGGATCATTAATAGGAATTACATCTGCTGATATTAGTGCTGACTTTGCACAAACGACTGCTGCCAACAGATTAGATATTACAGAAATAGATATTAGTGCAGATTTTACACAAACAGCAGATGGCACATTAATAGCTATAACATCAGCTACAGCAGATTTGAATTTTACAAAAACATCTTCTGGAGATATAATGTTTATAGATGTTGTAACAGATGCCACAACGGAGACATATACAGAGATTACACCAAGTGGTACAGAGACTTGGACAGAGATAACGCCATCAGGCACAGAGACTTGGACAGAAATACAGTGAGGTAAAAATGGCAAGTACATATACATCAAATACTGGAATAGAAAAAATAGGTTCTGGAGAACAGGCAGGTACTTGGGGTAATACCACAAACAACAACCTAGACATAATAGACAGAGCTTTAAATGGATCTGTAACACTAACAATTACAGGCAATACAACACTTACAACAAGTGATGGTACTTTATCTAATGGTCAGTTTAAAATTATTATATTATCAGGATCTCCATCAGGAGCTTTTAATTTAACAATAGATCCTAACGATCAACAAAAATGGTATTTTATTAAGAATGACAGTGGTCAAACAGCCACAGTAAAACAAGGTGGTGGCAGTGGTAGCACAGTTGCAGTTGCTACTGGGCTAACGGCAATACTCTTTGCGGATGGCACAGGTGCAAATGCTAATGTAACATCTATTGCACCAACAGATTTAGTTGCCGATCCTACACCACAACTAGGTGGTGATTTAGATACAAATGGTAATGCAATACTGTTTGGTTCTAGTAAGTGGGCAATATCATTAGACACTGGTGATAACGAATTATTGTTCAAATACAATGGCACAACAGTTTTTAAATTAGGATCTAATGGTGCAGTAACATCAGCTAATAATGTAACAGCGTTTGGAACAAGTTTATAATGACATTACAATCTAGTGGTGCAATATCATTATCAGATATAAGAGATGAATATAATAACGGCTCATCTGCGCCTATTGTTTTGAATGATTATTATAGAGGTGGCTCTTTAGTTAGAGCAAATGCTTCTAACAATACAGCAACTAATTTATCAGCAGATGTGCCAACAAGTGCAAATAGCAGCCCACTATCTATTAATGATTTTTATGGACAGAAAAGAGCATTTAGAAAAACATATTCATCTACTGCTACAGATCAAAGTGGTGTTGGGGTTTTTGGTGATGACTTTGCAGTTAATTACCCAAAAGAAATAGTTATAAATTCATCACAAACTGTAGGTGCTACTAGCACATCAAACCCAGCATTAAAAATAGACAGCACTGGTGCAGGCACAATAACTATAACTAACAATGGTAGTATAGAAGGTGCTGGAGGAGCGGCAGGATCAACAGGCGGTAATGCTTTACAAGTTGATGGTAGTGTTGCGGTCACACTAGTAAACAATGGTACAATCAAAGCAGGTGGTGGTGGCGGTGGCGCAGGAGGCGCTGGTGGTAAAGGTGTTTTTACAGCTAACGCTACGTTTTCAAGTTTAGTGGATCAAGGTGGTGGAGGAACATCTACACCTCAAAATAATTCTCCAAGTTGGTTTGCTACTTATGGTGGTTCTGGAAATAATTTAGATGGAGTTGGTGTTGTAGGTGACAGACTGTGGGGTGGTATTGGAGCACAATTTAATCGTGGTATTAATCCATCACAGTTTGATTTAAATTCTTTAGGTGGTGCGGGAACAGGTCTTTCTGGCAACTGTGCTAATAGAGGTCCTATATATTTTTCTGCACAAACTAACACAACTGGCGTTTATACTGTATCAGCTTCTATTAGTTCTCAATATGGAAGTGGATATGGAACACCACAAATTTCAGTAAGTACAAGCACAACAGGTTCTGGCACTGTTGTATCCAATAGTGGTACAGCAGGTATCACTGCATCGACAACTACATATTTTACTGTTTTCGGTACAACTGCTCATCAAGGAACAAATTCACCAAACTTTTATTATAATTCGTTAAGTGGTTCTGTTTCTGGTACTTGTTTAGCAACGCAAAATGGTGGCTCTGGTGGTGCAGGTGGTGTTGGACAAGGTTACAATCAATCTGCAGGATCAGGATCAAGTGGCGGGTCTGGATCTAATAATGCAGGATCTGGTGGAGCAGGAGGGGCTGGTGGTGCATTTGGTGCCGCTGGGTCAAGTGGATCAACAGGTAGTAACGGAAGTGGTTCTAGTGTAAGTTTTCCAGCAACTGCGCCAACAAATGGATCAAGTGGAAGTTCTGGTGGAGCATCTGGTAAATCAATACAAGGTGTTAGCAATGTAACATCAAGTGGTAGCGGATCTTTAACTGGAGGTACAGCATAATGCCTTTAAATAAAATAGTATTTAAATCAGGTATTGTATCAGACATTACACCTTACAGTAATGAGGGTGGTTTTGTTGATGGCGATAAAATAAGATTTAGATTAGGTTCTCCAGAAAAGATAGGTGGCTGGGAAAAGTTTAGCCCTAATACATATTTAGGTAGTGCTAGAAGACTGCATAACTGGGTTGCATTAGATGGCTCTGACTTTATGGGTGTTGGCACCCACTTAAAATATTACATAGAAGAGGGTCAAACGTTTAGTGACATCACCCCTATAAGAAGCACAACATCTGCTGGTGATGTAACATTTGCAGCAACTAATGGATCTACTACAATAACTGTTACAGACCCTGCTCATGGCGCAAATGAAAATGATTTTGTTACATTTTCTGGTGCTGTAAGTTTAGGCGGAGTAATAACAGCTACAATATTAAATGCAGAGTTTCAAATAACATCATTGATAAGTTCTAACGCTTACACAATTACATCAAGTGTTGCGGCAAACTCATCTGACACAGGTAATGGTGGTGGAAGTGTTGTTGGTACATATCAACTAAATGTAGGATTAGATGTGACAGTTGGTGGTACAGGATGGGGTGCAGGACAGTGGAGCGGAACAACATCTGGCGCTTTGGCAACACAATTAAATGAAGCATTAGACGCAAGTGAAACTGATGTAGATGTTGATGATGAGAC